TCGGCACCAGCCGCAGCTCCGGTCGCGCGCCCTTGCCGAGAAAGTGGCCGGCATCGAACGCGCCGCCAGTCTTCCAGCCCTGCGCCGCCAGAATCGATTCCTGCGATTCGCCGCAGCTGATGCAGCCGCTGCCGATGCTCAGCTCGTACATGCGCCGGTAGTCGCGCACGGCCTTCTCGGCATCCTTGAGGTGATCCGTCCTGGTCTTCAGCTTCTCCTTGCGGACCTCGATCTCGCGGCGGTTCCGCTGATCGATGGCCTTCTTCGCTTTCTGTTCATTCCGGGGTGCGTCCTTCAGCGCGCAGGCCGGACTGCAAACCGCCTGCCCCATCCGCGACGGGACGAATGAGGCCCTGCAAGTAGCGACTCGGCACTTCTTCGGTTTGGGCTGCTTCCGTTCAATCGTCATGCGGCCTCCTGGCTCAGCAGATCATCGAAGTACACACCCTGCTGTGCGAAGCGCGCGACGATGCGATCGGTGTACGCCACGCCCTGAGCCCGATTGAACAGGCTGGTCACGGGGAAGCCGTCCGGGCCGAACAGATGGCAGCCCCCCATCATTTCCAGCTTTGTCGCGTACGGCAGATGACGCATCACTCGGTACCACTCAGCCTGAAACCCGGCATCCTCGTTCAACAGGATCTGCACGCCGATGTGCAGCTTGCAGTACCGGCGAGCGTCCGCCTCGTCGCCGATCTGCGTCATTTCAGCGATGCGCTTGTACATCGAGAACCACAGCCGGTTCTGGTCCAACGTCCGGTCCTTGCCGGGGCGCAGCGAGACCACCACGAACTTCTTGTCGCGGTACATGGCGCTGATAGCGGTGATAGCCTCGGAAAGCTTGGCCTGACAGTTCACGGAGATTTTGTCAGCCATGGGCGGCCACCTTGTTGGGTAATCCGGCGATCAACTCACCGAGTTGCTGCGTCAGTCGTTCGTTCTCAGCCAGTAACTCCAGCGCCACCTCCTCCACAGTCTTTTCGCCGAGGAAATCCTGAAGAGCCTCAGTGTTACGTTTCCAGTTCGCGCAATCTGCGCGGTATGAAGCTGCCTCAGCCCAGAGCAATTTCTGGAGTTTTTGTTTATCGATGTTCATTCAGCAGCGCTCCCTGCTTTCAATTGTTCGGCCTGCCGAATCAGCAGCGCCCGGCGATCGGCCAGCTCGTTGGCTGCCAAAATTCGCAGTTCTGTTTTTTCGTCGTCCGTGGCTTTACGCATGGCCAGCATCGAGTCCTTCACCGCAGCGAGCTTCTCCCGCAGTTTTAGGGAAGGCCGCGCGACCTCACCAGTGAGCAGCGCAACCACGGCCCGGCCGTCTTCAGTGACCGGCGCGACACTCAAGTCGGCCAGGTACTGCTGAGCGCGCTCCTGCGGAATTCGCTGCATTTGCACAGCTTTGGTGATCGCCTGCGTGCGGCGGTTGGCGTCGAAGCCGACAGACACATGCCAGTTCACCTCCTTGCTGTCCTCCCGGGCTTGCCCTACCAGACGCTCGTAAGCGCTGTTGAACGCCATGCGCGCACCGACCTTGTCGCCGGCGTCGAGGACAGGTTTTGCGGCAGCCAGCGCGAGCTGGATCTCGTCGGTCAGCACCACCGTTTCGAACTCGTCGTTTGTGGTCATGGCGATCGCCCATGCTTCGTCTTTGCCCGGGCGACCGTCAGCGGCCTGCACGCGCTGGAGAATGTCAGCCATGGCCAGCTTGCCCTTCACCTCGAAACGGCAGGCCTTCAGCGCGGCTTTCACGGTGGGGATTGAGTAAGCGCAGAGGTCTTCCGCCATCATCGCCGCGGTGCCTGGGTTCATTTCCTGACCCATGGCCTCGGCGGTGGCGCAGATCGCAGCAGCGAGGCTGGCAACCTGGTGATCGTTCATTTCAAAGGTATTCATTGCGCTCCCCTGCTTGGCGCTTGGCCAAGACCATTTGCGCGGCCTGCTCGGCGGCGGAGACATTCGCTTCAGTGCGCTCCATCTGGCGTGCGGTCGTCCCGTTGATGCGCTGACCAGTCACCCACTGGGTGTGGTAGCTCTCGGCATTGGCCAGCAGTTCGTTGAGGCTGTGGCACTTGCGCAGGACGCCGGCGTCGCTGGTCTTCAGGTAGTGAGCGGCGACGTGGTGGGCGACATCGGCGCCGAGCCGGTCGACCAGTTGGCCGAGCTGACCGCCGACCTTGGCGTTCCACACCGGCCAAGCACCGTGGTAGCGCTTGCGGTAGGCCATGGCGTAGTTCGCCCAGACCTTGAAAGTTTTGCATGACTGGTCTTTTGGGCCCGGCATGTCAGCGGGAATCTCAACCCGTGGCGCATTGGTGCGATCAACCACCAGAACCAGATTGCGGGACTGAGCCGGCACAACCTCGGCGTGAGCCGGGGGTGCAATTGGTTCAATGACCGGTTCCATGACTGATTCAAGAGAGTTACTGATTCTGGGTGCAACAGCTGCACTACCCCCTGGTGCAGGATATTCACTAGGGGGTGAACCTGCTGCACTACCCGGGTGAATCTTCTGCACTACCCCTGGTGCAGGAGGTGCACCACCACCGTCGAGAGTGAGGAAGTAAACGTTCGACGAATTCCCCTTTGGTCCACCCTTCCGGATCTCCTTGCGCAACAGTCCCGCCTCACACAGAGCGGTGATGTGGTTCATGACAGACCGCTTGCTGATCTCGCACTGGTCGGCAATGTGCTGATAGGAGGGCCAGCACTCGCCTACGTCGCTGGCGTTGTCGGCCAATTTGATCAGCACCAGCTTGCGCAGCGGATTACCAACGCGAAGCTTCATTGCGGCAACCATAAGGCCCATGCTCATGCTGCACCTCCGGCGAACGTGCGGAAATCAATCGTCCGCACGCCCTTCCAGCTATTGCAGGACATGCAAAGGGTCTGGAGGTTGCCCAAAGAAGCCTCTCCACCTTGGCTTTCAGGTACGACGTGATCAGCCCTCAAGCGCATCAGCAACGAGCAGCCGCAGCGCAAGCACGCGTGACCGTCGCGGGCGAATACCTGTGCACGCAAGCCAGAAGGGATTGGTTTCTTTTTCGTCCTACGCCGAGGCGGTAGGACTGGCGGTTGATAGGCGGTGATGTGACCCATACGGTTCGGGTTCCACTCACAGCCTTTTTCGGTGAGTCGGAATGCTTCAGGGCGAAGCTCAATCAACCCCGCCTCTTCCAAGGCCTTCAGCATGCGGTAAGCAGTGTCTGGCTTGTCAGTGAGCAGCGGCAGCTCCTCGATGATCTTGGCCTTGCTCAGCGCGAAGAAGATCCCGTCGTCAGTCTTGATTGGCTTGGTCCAGCTCGGGCAGCCGTAGACGAAGGCGAACAGCAGTGCTTGCTGAGAATTCAGCCCCCATTCCAACGCCTTCACCTGATTGATCGTGACGGTGAACTGCATGTCAGGTGTTCCTGACGCTAGGCGTGAAAGAGATGCGTGACACGTTTTGCGAATTCTGAAACTGTGTCGCGACATTGTTCGGGGTATTGCTCGAAATTGGTTGGCTCTGCATAATCGGGCCTCTCTAGTTTTGCGAATCAGCCGACCTTCTCCGTCGGCTTTTTTGTGTCTGAAACTCAGGCTGCCTTCACGGACTGTTTGAATACTTCAAGACTGACGATCACTTCCTCAGCCTCCTTAAGCAGGCTCTTTTTTTCGACCGAGCAGACTCGCCCATCGGCCTGTGCATCGAACGCAAGTCGGGTGACGTCGGCAAGATCAGCATGCAGCCGCAGAAGCGCGGCGTTGAGATTGATGCCTTCCGGCTTTTCCTTTGGAACCAGATCGAAACCGAAAGCCTCCGCCCATGCTGCAAGCGGACGAAAGTCTTGGGTGAACTTCATGATTCGGTGAAGTTCTTCCACGTTCATTCGGTGGCTGTCGTAGTCCGGGTTCGCCTTCTGGGAAAGCAACGTCCGTGATTTGAAGTCCGCGCCTTCGGCGATTTTCTTAGTGCCGTGATCATCAACCACGTCATAGATCGCCTTCATCAATGCCTGCATGTAACACCTCGAATTTCTTTACGTAGCGCTCTGCCGATGCAGAGGCGATGATTTGCTCAATGGAACTGCGGACCAGAAGGTCGATCAGCTAGCTAAGCGCTGACTCTGCGAAGGAAATGCCCTCACCTCCTCTGCTGTACAAATCCCATTAGGGTGAGGCGTGACATAGATGTCACGGCCAATACGAATGGCTTTACTAATGGCGCCCTGCGTCATCCCCAACAGAGCGGCAGCCTCGCTCTGTCCGAGCCAGCGAGCAAAATCAGTGATGTGAATTCGGTTCATGGGAATAATCTCAGTGGTTCTCACACACAAATATTACCTATGGCATTTTTAAAAGTAAATGCCATTGGCATTTGGTGAGTATTACCGTAAGGAATAAGATTCTGGGATGACCAAAAAAGCACTCGATCCGTCCCGCAAAGCTGAATGCGAAAAACTCAAAGCGCTATTCACCTCAAAGAAGCACGCGCTGGGATTGACGCAGGAAAAGCTGGCCCACGCCCTGGAGATGAACCAGAGCTCAGTCAGTCATTACATGAACGGTGTGAATCCACTGAATGCGCCTGTGGCGGCCGCGTTTGCCAAAATTTTGGGGATCGATGTTGCTGACTTCAGCCCTCGGCTTGCCAAGGAAATAGCCGACATGGCGAGCGGTGTTAGCATTTCTACGCCCCATGCATTCGATGCGAACGTAGAGCTGGCTACTGGACCAGCGCGTTATTACGAATATCCGGAGATTAGTTGGGTGCAGGCTGGAGTTGCGTGCGAGGCAATGGATCTGTTCAGTATTGGCGACTTCGAGGCGACTCATCCGTCAGATGCCTGGGCTGGACCGAATGGTTTTTGGCTCAAGGTTCGCGGCCCGTCGATGACCTCTACGAACGGTATGAGCTTCAGTGAGGGGATGATTATCCTTGTTGCACCAGGGAGTGACGTCGAAAGCGGGCAGTACGTGGTAGCAAAACTCATCGACACCAATGAAGCGACGTTCAAGCAGCTGGTTAGAGATTCCGGCAAAGCGTACTTGAAGCCATTGAACCCGGCTTTTCCTACAATAGAAGTGGATAATACCTGGACGGTAGTGGGTCGAGTTGTTGACGCAAAATGGCCTAGATCAGTGCTGTAGAAGAACCAAAAATCGGATCACGATAAAGTAAAAAGGACTTTTCATGAAAACTGTCTGGGCGTTCCTGTTTGCTGTTTTGGTGGCAGGAGGTGGTTGGTTCGGTTGGACTCAGTATAGGAGCAGCGAGGAGAGAGCACTCGCCATCGAAACGGTCCAAGTCTCTGTCACTCAAACAGAGCGCCAGCTAAAAGCCCGCAAAGAGAACGGGATCACATTTGGGGAATACCTCAAGAGTAGTGCAGCGGCAATAGAGCAGCTGGATGCCAGCATTTCAAAACTTGAAGCGCACTCTTGGCACTACCACCCTTCTGATCGAGATGTTGCAGTCAAGTTCTTGGAGCAATGCAAAGTTATCGTCCGGTCCGACCAGGCTGACACTCGCCTATTGATGGAAGCTGGTGATGCAAGGAAGCAGTTAGATCAGTCGCAAAAAGAGCTCAACGAAGCCGACACTCCGGAGGAGATCGACTGGAGACTAAAACGATACAGTCGAGCCTCTGATGAGCTAGTTGCGGTCATGCAAAAGCAAATCGAAGTCATCAAAGAAAGCATAGGCAAAATTGAGCAGCTCATTGCGGCTGATGACTCGGTGAAGCAAGCATTCGGAAAAGATCAAGGATTTGCAGACACCACGATCGCGTCGATGAAGAAATACATTGCGTCAGAACGGCCCAAGAAGGCTGACAATGGCTAGATCATAAATCGCAGCAAGACCCGCCAACGAGCGGGTTTTTTTCTGCGCATCAAAAATAATATTGCCATCGGTATTGACGATAAATAATGCCATCGGTATTGTTTGTGCATCGCAGCGACACACGGCCACTGCGAAGGGCCTCAACAGGCCCGCCGCTCTTTAACAGTCAGGAATCTTCGCGGATCGATCCCCGGCAACGGGCATAGCGCGAAACACAAACTTCGATCTCCATGCAGGCTCTGGAACCTGCCGGACTCCCAATATGGGAGGACGCCAAACCATGCAAGCCAGCCGGCGAAGAACACCGAACACGAAATGTGTGACGCCGGCCAGGTGGGGAAACCGCGGCGCCGCGCATGGGGCGGATAGCAACACGGAATTTTTCACTGATGCACCTGGTGACGGGTGCATTGGGAAAACAACCGGAGGCAGCAGCATGCAAATCAACACGCAGAAAACGGTGCAGGTCGACGTGACTGAGCTGCACATCTACATCAAGGTCCGCGATGGATTCGCCGCAGGCCTGAAAGACGCTCAGGGCGAGGAAGTCGGAAGCTATGAAGGCTACGTGCCGGACTTTTTCCCCGGCCAGCACTACGGCGACTACCTGATCCTGAACATCGATCTGGAAACCGGGCAGATCAAAAACTGGAAGAAGCCTGGCGCCGCTGACATCGAGAAGATGCTCGCCCAAGGCGAAGACGACTGAACAACCAGCGCCACGACAGCCTGTCGTTAACTGTCTGATGACACTGTGCATCCCGGTCCAGGCTGCAAGCATTAATTATGCGAGACATCGGCAGAATTCCTACCTTCAGCAGGAATTCTGCCGCGGATAATCTCAGCTTCTGTCAAGAAAGGCTGACCAATCCGATAGCTGACCAACGAAAACAGACGCTTTTTTAGGGCGGGAATGCGGATCAGCCACACCGCTCACCAATACCTGAAGATCAAGGGCGCTGAGTTCGCTGCTACCAAAATAACTACCAGAAGGCAATTCGTAGAAAACGCCGCCGTCAGACTTGATCTGCCTGAGCAGCCCTTTCTTTTTCATCTTCTCGTGAAGCTCGTTGTAATCATCTGTATTCGCGTTGAAAAGTTCAATACGCACCAAATATTCCGGCATAACGATGTTCCTTATCTCGACCGTGGGGGCCGAAGCATAAGGTTTTCCCTCGACTGTGGAAAGCGAGGAAACAGGAAGCCTGCCCCTATAAAAACAGGCATCCGACAATCTCTCGTTAACTCCCCTGCCCTCTCTATGAGAGCGCATCGGACTGCTCTCCACCTTTCACGGCAGGCTTGAGATCGCTCAAGAACCTCCACGGGAAGCCTGAGAGCAGTCCGATGCCGACGAAACTGCGGCCTATAACCGCCCACCTGCATCAGGTCCTGCAGAGCGCCAGTAGCAGAAGGACTCAAAACCCTGGGCCACGGCCAGCAAAGGCTTGCGCCGGAGACGTAACCGGCATCCCTCCCCGACACCACCCGAATGCACTCCCCTCCGCGCCCAACGGCAACCAGCGGAGCGGATGAGTGCATCCGAGTTTTGTTGGACCAATACCCCGCCACTCTGGAGACGACCATGTCAGCTCTACGCAAGCCCATCCCGGAAGACGACTTTCTCGACACGGAGGCAGGTCAGGAATGGCTGACCGAGTCGATCGACGATCTGCTTTATCGGCGCCACGTGGAGGCACCAAATCCGGTGGGCCGAAGCAAGGTCCTGGTCAATGCAGACCACTTACCGGAGGCGCTGGCGGATTACATGGCCGCGAACCCTGATCCTGATCGGTACATCGAGAAGATTCTGATCGAGCTGATCTGTCGCGGGGATGGCGGTGTACTGCACAAGTGGGCCATCGAAGCCGTCGGCGGTGATCCGCAGATCGTTCGGTCGCTCGCCAACGACCTAGTCGCGGTGCACGCCAACAAATACCGAGACGCCAAGCGCGAAAGCGATCGCGTAGAGCGGGAGTGTGGGTTTTGAGCCCTCACATCCTGATCGATCAAGCCCTTGATGGTGTGTTGGCGCCCGCCGGCGAAGAAGACATCAGCCTGCTGGTGCAGGCGCTGATCACCCGCCTCTTCACCGACGGCGCGATCACCATTGACGAGTTCAACCACTACTGCAAACGCCTGCGTGACACCTGTCAGCGGCGCAAGGAGGACGCATGAGTACGGCACCGGTTAAATCGCTGATCGACGAGCAGCTCGAGGACATCGAGCACAAGATCGCCCTGCT